CCATGCTTCATACGATCATGGTTAAGATACCAAGATAACGCTAGAGTGTCGATCAAACGAGCCTTTACCTCAATGCCTAGCACTTTTTCCACCGCTGGTATATCAAAGCGAACATGATTGTGACCCACGAGTGCCTTGCGTGTAGTAAAGAACTCACGCATTTCATCGTAGTCATGCGTATGATGTACCGTCTTACCATCATCTGAATAAGACAAGACATGAATCTTGGTCAACTCATCTAATAGACCGTCTGTTTCAATGTCATATACTGCTGTCATATTTTATATTACCTCCGATAATGTAAACGTCTCAGTGTTAAACCGCATCATCCCTGCGTTACCTTCTTCTGAACAGGGCCGGTTCTTTTCGATAGACAGGTACGTTGTGTTACGCTCCTGTAGATCGTCAGCTTCTTTGTCACGTTTCAAGTCAATGATAACTGACGCACGTTGTCCGATCATACGACAGTATTTCATCTGCCCATCATCGTTAGTGTGGGCGATAGTTACGATACCCACGTTTAACTCAGCAGATAGCTTCGACAGTCGTACCGATAGATCAGCCAGCATTTGCTCTTTGCTCTCATCAGATGAACCCACAAGCACATCTTGGATAGGCTCAAAGAATACAAACTTAACACCACAGGCTACAGCGAAGTAACGTATCTGGTCTATCAGGTCATCAGCACCTTGACCATCACTAAGGTAGAACTGATAGAAGTTCTCATCCTTAGTTAGATCACCAATAGCTTTGACCACCTGATCCTCTGCGCCCTTCTCTTCGATCAAGTCCCTGCGTGTCAGATTGTCGTTACACTGGTATGACACAAGACCTAACAGGGATCGTAACTTGGTTTCCTCTAAGTGCCATGCAGCAATAGGAATCTTACGTTGCAGCATATTGTACTCAAGGAACCGCATGATCTCAGTCTTACCGATACCTGTGGGGGCTTTGATTACCGTGAAGTGACCTTGCATGAGACCCATGATTTTGTCGTCTAATGCTTGGATGCCTGTAGGTACATACTGGAACTCAGGTGTGTCCTTATACAACGACAAGAAATCCTGTGTGCTGTTCATCACATTCTCAGGTGTGAACTTACGGGCGTTCCACCATGCACTCTTGAAGTCTGCTGCCTTGCCAGCCTGTAGGAACTCGTTAGCATCTTTGTATGGTCGGTGGTCAACACGATAGACCTTGTTGGGAAACAACTTAGCCACACGATCAGCAAGAGCATTGCCAGCGTCATCATTGTCAACCGACAGCATGATCTTCTCAAAACTATTGAGCCAATCCGCACAGTTCTCCCAGAGCTTCTTAGAGGGCGTAGCAGAGGGCAGAGACACCACGGGGTTAGTGTAGTTGCCCTTAAGTATTTGAGCCACTGAGAGAGCGTCTAGTTCACCCTCAGTGATCGTGACCATCCTAGAGCTACCAGCGGTAAACAGGTTCATGCCGAAGAGTTCATCACCCTTGAAACCGTTCTTAGCGTAGAAGCCCTTCTCCGATAGCTTACGAACTTTAATTCCCCCGCTGGGGTACACATACTCCTGACGATCCTCATAGGTTAGAACGCCGAAGTCCTCCATCGTCTTGCTGTTGATGCTCCGCATGTTGACGTATTTTCCATCGGACGTATCTTCTGGTGTAAACGACACAACAGCTTTTGGTGTAAACGACAAGTTATCCCCTCCTTTTGTTGGGTACTTTTCTTTAGCCCAATCGAATGTCTTTCCACTGGACGGGTAGCCTTGGTTGCAAGCGTGGCACTTGCCGAAGCCCTCAGTGTTGTAACTGAAAGCATCGGAGGAGCCACACGTTTCATATGGACAGGGTTGGTGTGCATGTTCAGCCATGTGGCTCTCTCCTTTGTTTTACACTGCTTCTCGTAGTTCTTCTAAGACATCTTTAAAGGACAACACATCTAATTCTTGAATGTCACCTTTGTATATAGCCACTACGTTTAGATCAGGATAGATACTATAAGTCCCACCGTATATACGCATCATTTCCATGCAGTATTTCTCTAGGTCTTTTTCCATTAATTATTCTCCTTTGGTTTACTTAGAGCCTATGAGGTACTTGTAGCCTACCTCTTTGTAGAGGTGGTTCATCTTTACACGGCCTTGGCCCTTTTCTATCTCCGCATCTCTCTGCCCAAAGAAAACGTCAGCCTCATTGTCAAGAAGCCAGCGCATAGTCATCTGACGGTCAAGCCCGTAAGAGTGAAACGTAGTATTAAGCAGTGCTTCCATGTCATCACGTTGGTGCTTCCAAACGTGCGCTCTGACCACGTTAGCGTCTGCCGCACGAATGTTCCTTGCACCCTGACGGATAAGTAAGTTAACTCCCATTGGCTTACGGTCATTGAGTTCAAATAAGTCGAGTGTCTGTTGGTAATAGCTCATTGTCGGGTCTCCTAGCTTAAGTTTTGTTTGTTTGTGCCTTCGAGTGGCAACTGTTCGCATAGTTCGATTAGAATGTCGGACATCTCATGTAGTGCTGGTATTTTGATATTTACGACATCATCATGTATAGCTGAGTGAAGGTACATCATAACGTCACGCCTATCAAACTTACTGATTAACTGTTCCATAGCGACAACAAGGTTAGTTGCTGATACATCTACGGTGCAATGCTCTATACTTTTGATGTGAGCATTTAGGTCAAACACATTTGGTCTGTTTTCCATCTCCCTTCGTTTCTCTTCTGAACGATCCCAAGCCTCTTTAGCGGCCTCTACAGGGGTCTTTCGTTTCTCTTTAACGTCTTCAAGTATGTCACCATACTCAGGGTTTTCTTGCACCTCTTTGTACCCTGCCTTAGCTTGCTGTACCTCTTTAACCTTCATAGGTTTATCCGACGACATAATATCTTCGACAAGTTCGTCAGGTACAGATGGCGCTGCTAGTTCGTACAGAACTGTGATTGGAATGCGGTCAGCAATATATTGCGTACCGAACCTACGACCAACTTGCATGATATTAAGTCGGAGCCTTGGTTTAAGATCAGGAAACTCCTGCATACACCAATCGTGGAAGGCGTTATCACTGAGGTGCATCTCACGGCCCTCTTGTAGAGCTTGACCTGCCTTTATGATACTCTCGACAGCGCCAGACAAATACTCACGCACGTCATTAGCGACATCATCAAGACTACGAACCTTTGCTTGCGTAGTAAGCTGGTTGTAGTATTCATCATCGTCCATACTTACGTTCCTTTCTTATGTTATATACACTAGAAGTAATATCTAAAGTCATAACTTATGTAAACCCTACACTTACTTATAGTGACCCTTTTGTGAATCTTAGACATCACGAATTGTTACAGAACTGACTTACGCAACTTACTTAATGCCGACTCTTCCCTGCGTGAGATCAACCTCTGGTTCTCACCTAGCCATGTAGCTACCTCATCTTGTGTCATATTAAAGATGTAACGCATCCTCATAACCTCCATTTCTTGTGTCGTTAAAACATCACCTGCTACCTTAAACAGGTAGTTTTGGTAATCTTTGTCCTCGTACTCTTGCACATGGTCTCTCTTAGACGAAGAGAAGTGTTCCTCATAAGGTGTCCTATCTGCCGCTAGGATACTCTTGATCCACCCTATGTTCTCCTCACCATAGTTACTGTGGTGGTCAGTCTCACCAGTTCTCACAATGTCCCGTATCGTCCTAGATTTAGGCATAGCGACAGGCAATACATCAATGTTAAGGTAATCGTGCATACGCCTCTTAGCCTCACGGAATAGCTTCGCTGGGTGTACCTCATCATCCTCATTGATTAGCTCATAACACTTTAGGACACCCTCCTGTATCATGTCATCAACGTGTGAGGGAGAGTTAAACCTCCAAGCTAAACTCTCACACATACTCAAGATTTGATCCTCACGCAAACTCATGCTCTGGCTCCTGTTCTAGGTACATCTGACGTTGCCTGATAAGGTAAGCGACCTCCTCAGCTTTTACATCTGGACACTTCTCTAGCGTCCTCACGATCTTCTTTATGTCATCTTTAGTCATAGCTTGTCTTTACCCTCCAGTTGATTGATACGCATCTGTGCATAACGTATGACCTTCTCAAGGTCTGTGATCTCGCACTTAGCTTTACTCATTCCCTCGTAGGGCTTGTAACCTGCACGACTGGCATACTTGATGATATTACCACGCCAGAACTCAAAGCCATTCAGCATGATATATGTGATAGGCTCAATTTTCCACCGTGCGTAGTGCTTAGGTTCATTCACGATGTCTGCTGTATGTTCTGCCATTACGATCTCCTTAAAGTTCTCTTGTTCTGCTATTAAAGTTCGCCA